GAACAACAACTTGGCCGTCATGCTGGCCGACCTTGTTGGCGAAGGTCTGACCGTCACAATCAACTCGGCTACAAGCATCACGGTTGCTCAATCGGGTCATGCTTTCACTTCAACGAGCGTCGGTCAGTTTGTGCAAGTGGGCCGCATCGTTGGAGCCGCTGGTGTTCCCGGCCGTTACGCCATCGCCTCGGTTGTCGCTGGTACTTCCTACAACCTGACCGTTGCTGGATGGCCTGCGTCCGGTAGCTGCACCGCTACAATCTTCGGGCATTCTTACGTCCGAAACCTCCTCACCGGAGCCACCGCCACTGCCATCAACGTTGACGCTCAACGCCGTGGATGGGCTACTGGCGACACTGCGGCAACGATCAACACAACGGCTTCTCCCGGTACGATCATCACTTGCGAGCTGACCGGCCGTGAGGTGTTCTGGGCGGATCAATTGCGAGCCACAACCACGACGCCGACCGTTTCGGTTAGGGCAAACCGTGTCGAAAACATCCCAGACGACAATCTCGACCTTTACCTGTTCGTCTGGTCATTCAACGGCACGACCGCGCCAGCCTCCTCGACGACGTGGACGATGTCGTTCTGTTCGATTGAGAAGTTCGCCAACATGCCCGTTTACATACAGGGCAATCGTGCACAGGGAGCGATGAACCCGCTGCCGGTGACACAATCAGGAACGGTAACTGTCAGCGGTACAGTCACCAGCAACATCGGCACTGGAACGCTTACTGCCGCAAACCTTAACTTCCCCGGCATTATTGCGGACTTGTCATCGTCTGCACTAACTAGCACGACCACAACAAGTGCATTCACCCCGACGTTCGGCACTTGCTACTCGGTCGGCATAGTTGTCACAGCAGTCACCGGAAGCTTTGCAACAATGGATGTTGCCATTGAAGAGTCCGACGATTCCGGCACCAACTGGTTCAAGGTCTACGACTTCCCGCGCATCACGTTAGGCGGACAGTATCGTTCGCCAATCATGCGTTTGACTGGAAATCGTGTGCGCTACGTCCAAACAGTTGGTGGCACCTCACCTTCATTCACCCGCTCAATCAACCGACTCCAGTCCAGCACTAACAACGAAGCCGTCCGACAGTTGATTAATCGGACCATTGTTCTTACTACGCTCAACAGCACGACAGCGAGCCTCGACACCCGCGACTGCGGAAACCGCGCTCAGTTGGTCGTCAATGTCGGAGCAATCACGACAACTGCACCGGCCATTCAGTTGGAAGGCAGCGACGACAACGGTGATTCATGGTACAGCATCGGTGCGCCTCTGACTGCTGTGGCTAGCTCAACCGTCCAACTGACTGTTGTAGACATCAACGCCGCTTTGATGCGCGCTAGGGTCAGCACAGCCGGTGTGGGTGTGACGGCTGGCTATGTGATGATTAAGGCGCACGACTAATAAAAATGCTCCTAACGCTCCTTTCAAATCAGGGGACGGTTGTCAGCAAGCTCTGGATTAAAGTTTCTGGAGTTTGGAGGCAGACTGTCGTCTGGATAAAGGTGTCGGGAGTATGGAAGCAGTCCACTCCAAAGATTAAAATTGCAGGAACGTGGAGATAAGAGGAGGCTGATTTCAAGATGAGCTGCACAAACCCTGTCATCGTGAATATCCCAGGACCGCGCGGCGCGGCTGGTACAAACGGCACGAACGGGACAAACGGCGTAAATTCGTTCTCCACAACGACCGCCGCATTTTTTGTCCCGGCTCTTGGGTCGAGCGTTGTTGTTCCGGTTTCAAACGCGTCGTTTCTTCCTGAATCCGTTGCTGGTCAGTTTTTTGTTTCGGTTCAAGGATGCGGATACCTGCAAGTTACCGATGTCACGGGATTAAACGTGACGTTGCGAAATCCTGCTGCTGGAGTCTTGAGCATCCCGAATGCTATCCCGACCACGCTCATTCCGTCTGGCTCTCTCGTCACGCTTGCTGGAGCGGTTGGTCCTCAAGGTCCGGCAGGCGCTGCTGGTGGCGCGTCGTCGGCTGGAACTTATATCGTCCGTACTCCTGACGCCTCGATTCCGAGTGCCACGGCTCTTAATTCCCTATCTGCTGGTTATCTTAAAACTCAAGGATCTGGTGGATTTGGTGCTGTTTCGACTGTTGCTTCTGTTCCTGTAGCAGACATCAGCGGGGTTCTCCCGATTGCAAAGGGTGGAACAAATTTGTCCTCTACCCCAACCAATGGCCAACTTCTCATTGGCAACGGTTCTGGATTTGCTCTCGCAAGCCTGACCGCTGGTTCGAACGTCACGATTACTCCTGGCGCTGGAACGATTACCATCGCTGCCACAACCGGAGGATCTTCATTCAACTACGTCACGTTTACGCGGAGGCTGACTGGTGCCAATACGGTTGCATCATTAACGACTAAAAATCCATTCAGTCTTGGAGATTTTCCCTCTGGCTCTTGGGTGACACTGGACCCATCGGCTGGGTTCACTGCCGCTACCGGACGCTTTACGGTTCCTTACACCGGATACTATCGGATTGATGCGTTTTTAAATCTAGTAGGAGTTGGCGGTACGTCAAACTTGACTGTATTGTTAAGAAAAAATGGTTCTAATGTTTTGCAAACATTGAATTTTACGGTAACAAACGCATCTCCAAACGACCCTCCGGTATCTGTTTCTTATATTGATCAAGCTACCGCAATTACTGATTACTACGAACTGTTGATACAATCTACAGGGGTTTTTAATCTAACTGTATCAACTGACTCCTCATTGTCCGTCCAGCGTATTCAGGCTTAAACCATGAGCGAACGCGCACCACGGAGGTACACGGACGGATCTGTCACCTTTGAAGGTGGCATTGATGCCGGTGTCATGCCGTCTGAGGTGGACAAGAATCAGGTGGCGTTTGCGGTGAACGCCAGCTTCCGGCAGAGTTTCATTTCTCCTCGCCCCGGTTTCGTTCAGAAGGATTACAATCTCTGCACGACGATTACAGCGGACAATGCTGAGGTTACGGCGGATCAAACCAACGTGACGGCTGATGGATGGTCGGAGAATTGTTATGGCTCTCAAAGTCTGACAGGCACATTCCAGTGCGCGCTTCCGTACATCGGAGACAACGGTCAGACGTTCATTCTGATGCTGATCAGTGGTAAAGTGTGGCTTTACGACTGCCTTCAAAATAACGCCCAGAATTTGACGGTTTCTCCGAATCTTGAGAATCCTTCCAACCTGCTTGATGGATGGATGGTTCAAGCGGAGAACTTTGTTGTCATTCAAGATGGATTCAGCAGGCCATTGATTTTCAACGGAACAAATCTGCGCCGCGCAACCGACGACGAAATAAAGACCGGGAAGATGATGGCCTACGTCAATGGCCGCATCTGGTACGCGCTTCCTGACGGGTTTTCATTTCGAGCGACTGACATCGTTTATGGGGATGGAACGCGAGCGAGTGTTCTCAAGGAAACCGAGAACACCTTCCTTAATGAGGGCGGAGACTTCGCGGTTCCGTCGGATTCAGGAGGCATCACAGCAATGGCCGTCCCTGGCAATCCAGACACGTCGCTTGGGCAAGGACCGCTTCTTATCTTCACCCCGAGATACGTCTTCAGTGTCCAAGCTCCCGTAGATCGTGACACTTGGAAGAATCTGAACTACCCGATTCAAGCCATCAGCTTGCTGACAAGCGGTGCGCTTGGTTCTCGGTCGGCCATCACCGTCAATGGCGATGTGTTCTACCGTTCTGTCGATGGAATCCGATCATTCATCATCGCTCGTCGTTCATTTAGTGACTGGGGTAATACACCAATCAGCGGCGAGATGATGCCCATTGTTGAAAACGACCAGACGAATTTGCTGTGGGCCAGCTCTGCGGTCGTGTTCGACAATCGACTGCTGATGACAAGTCAGCCTCGGTACAACGCTCAGGGCGTTATTCACAAAGCGTTGGCGGTTCTTGATTTTGATCTGATTACGTCGATGCGGCAAAAGTTTCCGCCTGCTTGGTCTGGAATCTGGACCGGATTGGATGTGTTGCAGATTCTCAAGACCGAGAACGCTTACGGAGACGCTTGTTTCGCGATTGCTCGCGGATCGGATGGTTCAATTCAGATTTGGGAAATCACCAAATCCAACAAGTTCGATTCAAACCTGTCCGATCCTAAGAAGGAAATTGAGTGGCAGGTGCAGACTCGCGCTTACAATTTCGAACTTCCGTTTGGATTAAAAAAGCTCGATTCGGGCGACATTTTCATCGACTCGCTAAGCGGTTCGGCGGCGTTCTATGTCCAATATCGTCCCGACCAATATCCCGGTTGGATTGAATGGGCTGACTGGACCGAGTGCGCGATTGTCGATCAGTGTCTGACTGGGTTGTGTCCTCTGACAAACTTTCAGCCGCAATACCGTCCGAAGATGCGGCTTCCGACCCCTGGCGACATCGCGTGTAATGAGTCCATCAGTACACCGGCTCGAAATTTGTACGAGGTTCAGCTTAGCATTGCAGTTTCGGGCTATTGCAGAATCAAGAGCATCCGCGTTCACGCTTACGACGTTCAGGAATCTCCTGTTGGAGAATGTCGGACATATCAGGGATGCAAAGTTCTTGGAGGCTGCGACATAGATCCTTTCACCTACACATCGGAATAGCATGCCAAACCTAACCCTCATCACGCTTACCGCTCCAAACCTTCCGTTGACGTACTGCCCGTCCAACTACCAGCAGTTGGCCAACGACATCATCAGCGGCACTCAGGCGACGTTCAACAGCGCGATTGGAAACTCGTTTTTCAACTTTGGTTCTACGACTCCTGCGCTGAACAATCAGGTTTATCCGTGGTTGGATGAGAATGGGGATTGGTGGGTGTTCAACGGCGGATATTGGGCGCGCCAAAATCCGGTTGCGGCTGGAAGTTCTGAGCGTCGTATTTTTGTTGGAACAAGCACTGATGT